AATATTTTGACTGACCCATTCCTTGGCCTTGCATGCCTAACCTAGGGGGTAGGCCCAAGCCTCGCCAAGTCATAGGGGGTCAAATCTTATCACCTCCCCAAAATCACACACATGTAACTTTTAGGTAGGGGTATCATCCAAAAGTTCATCAATCCAACCAAGTGGGGGAGAAAAAAATTTTACGAAAAAAAATTTTTCACAATTAAGATTAATTTGTATATTTGTGAAAATTTTATTATGAAGAATATAAATGTTACACTTGGGCTAGCTTTGGCCATACTTGTCATGTTTTTCTTTTTACTTAGATCTTGTGATAATGATGAGATTAACGATCTGAATACTAAACTTAGTTTATTGCAGGGTACTAACGACAGTTTGTATACTTTGACGAATAAGCTGGGACAAAAGGTAACTTCACAGGAAGCTGAGATTGTACAATCAAAAGAGGAACTAAGTAGATATGCTGATAGTATATTTAAGTTGAAACGTAAACATGAGAAGCAGATAGCTGCTACTATAGCGTATTGGAAATCAAGAGTTGAGGTAGAGGTACATGATGTACCAGTACCATATTTAGATACACCAGGAATGAAGAAATTCTCGGATAGTATAATGTTATTATGTAAGGATGTGTTATTATATATGAGGGATAGTACAATTAGTGTACCTAGAACTGCTAAGTTGGATAGTCTTGGATTAGATGCTACATTTACTATAGGTAGAAATCAACTAACTATTGATACACTTAAGATAGTAGACACCATGCATACTAGAGTTGTAGAGGTAAAAGGTGGATTCTTTAAACGTAGAGAGATTGGATCTAAAAAGATTCAATTCTATAAAAAGAAGAGTTATGAAGTACAAACCATGCATAGTTCCCCATTATTTAATACAACGTGGCAAAAGTCATACATTTATGTACCTCCAAAGAAATATATGTTACCTAAGATACTTATAGCAGTAGGCGCAGGAATACTAATATCAAAAATACTATTATAACATGTGGTTAGATATAATGAAGATGATATTTGAGTTTATCTCAAAATCAGACGATATGAAGGCTGAGAAGAAACTTAGAATATCTGAGGTATTCCAGGATATAAGTGATCTTCTAGAGGAAACGGTAGATGATCTTAGAAATGATATATATCCACATGGTAAGTGTATGTCAATGGCCAATCTAGCAGAAAACATGACAGATCTGATGAAAGACTATGTAGAGAAGGATAAACTAGAAAAACTTACATTTATGTTAAAAGATGCATGTAGGTTAGAAAAAGAGTTTGCAACTAGATCAAATCCTGGTTCTATACTTGAAATACAGACTACAGCTGGTATGTTTAACTCATTTGCTATAATGTATAAAATTATCTAAAAATAATTTTGGAAATTAAATTTAATATCTATATATTTGTAATATGACAAAAGAACTATTCAAATTTCCCATTATCCTCATTGATGGTAGTGTGGAGGACAGAAAAATTAAGGACAGTGAAATGTTAGGATTAACACTTGAAAATGAAGATCCTGATATTATATATGCAGAAGCAGAATGTCCATATTATGATTTCTTATCAGTATCTGATAGATGGCTACCAACGGATAGCTCATTTGAGAATGCTAAAAAAGGGATCTTTGATGCATGTAATGTATTATTCTTAAACTCTGGTGCATTTATTGTACCAATGCCTAAAGAGGAATTTAGAGAATCTCTAGAGACCTTTATGGAGAATTATCATGCAGATGAAGAGATAGCAACAAAGAAGAAAAAGAAATCAGGTAGCAAAGCTGGAGTACAAATATTAAAGTTATCTGAGAAGGATGTTTTAGATATGTTAAGAAAGAAACTAGAAGAAGGTGAAAAAAATCAAGATGGAGAATAAGTACTTTTTCATATCCTATAAAAAAGAAATCTCTGATATACAAAAATTGTGCAATCAGATAAAAGAATCTAATTGGATAGATAAAGATACATATATAGTAAACTGTTCTCCAGATTATACATCAACTCTTTCTGTGCATCTAAATCATAAGTTATCATATCTAAATGATAATCAACTATATGATAGATTAGATTTAGAAATGCCTTATCCAATAATGAATCAGATTTATAACTATGATCAAAAAAAGTATCAGACTTATGATCAATATTTAAAATATTGGGCAGAAAAAAATATAGAATCAGGATCAAAGTACTTGTTTCTAGATTCAGGAACTATAAGAGGTTTTAACTTTGAAAAACTAAGACTCTCTATTAGAGGTCTTATGGAACCTGATCAATACAGATTTGGAACACTCTATAGAGAAAAAAACAGTATTTTTAAACCTGACTTCTTTGTAGAAGAGTATGATTTTAAAAATCAAGGAGGTTTACTATTTGAATGGGAAAATTCAGATAATCCAAATTGGAACTATTGATGGAAGTGAAATTATTTAAAAAGATAAAAGATATGCTTGCCTCAGATGATGAAGAGCTTATAAGGTTAGCGTATGAAATACTCTGTCATCATGAAGAAGATAAGGATAGAGTGGAGATGATAGTTTTAGCATATATAAATAAGAAGTATATTCCAGACTTTATGAATAATGACTTAGAACTACATATGAATAGATTTCCATATGATACTAAAAATAAGAATATAAATAGTACAAATAGTTTATCAAAACATCCTTTTGATTTTAATCATAGTTATAACCCAATAGCAATAAGCCCTAAGAATTATAAGGTAATAAATTTAAAAAACAAAAATCAACAAAAATGAAACAGAAAACAAACGGAGCTGTCTCCAAAATGACAGAGGAACAAGAAATGATGAGACTTCAAGTAGTAGATCTAGAACTTAAAGCTAGATACTGGAAAGCTCAACATGACATTAGATACTTCACACTTGCTGCAGAAAGTTTACAGGAAGAATATGAAAAGTATCTCCAAGAACAAGAAGTTAAGAGAAATGAAGCAATGGAGAATCTACAGAAAGAATTAGAGAGATTAAATGCTGAAGAGCAATCTAAATTAGATGAAATTAAAAATGTAGAGGAAAATGTCAACTGATAAACTTTCAAGTCACTATACATCTGCAGAAGCATATACTGATCTTGATGGTCAGTCTAGACAGTTTACTTTTATTGATCATGATAAAAAGTCAAAGATCAGTGCATTAAAGCAAACTGAAGAAGAAATACAAGAAATAAAAAATAGTCTTAATAACTATAGATCAGATCTTGTAAAAAGAATTCTAGAAATACCTGCTTCTCTTTGTCCATATGAATTTGTAGACTTTACTATAAGAGGTGAAGCTATGGATAAAATAGAATGGAATAAGAAGATGTTAGAGGATGAAGGATTTCCTTTAAACAATCTTAGATTTCTCTGTACTATAGTTGAGAATAAATTTGGTGTATAACTTATTATGTTATAATAACTGTATATATTAATTATTCAAAATAAATTTGGAAAATTAATTTATTTTCAGTATATTATAGTAAAGAAAACCAACATGAAAATAAAGTCTTTTTCAGATAAGGTTCTTTTAACGAAGAAAAGGGACGTTTTAAAATATCACCTGTATTTGAAGTTTTTACAGAATAATATCAAATCATCTGAGAATGATATAGATATTATTATAGAACTTTTCTTATTTGGTGGATATAACAATAGTGAAGAACAGTCAAGGTTTATAAAGCTTTGTATTGATAAAAACTATAAAAAAACTGATCAGAGTGTAAGAAATGCCTTATCAAAGTATACAAATATCGGAATCTTTGAGAAACCAAAGAATACAATTCTAAAAGTAAGTGATGTGTTTATACCATCTACAGACTTTGATAAACTAATTATAAATCATGTAGTTAGTCATGCAGAGTAACCCAAATGAACTATATAAACTTACTTCTCAAAGAACAGGTAAATCTGAACAGACTTACAAGGATATTGGTAACTTTATTTTCTCAGAGTTATATAAAGAACAAAAAAGACCCTCAAAATTAATTATAAAGATTAAAGGAATAGGTTCTTTCTTTTTAAGAAGAAAAAGAGTTAAAGAAATACTAAACTATTATCCAGAGGGTTTTTCAAGAACAAAAGAGGATTTTACATCAGAAAGACAGTTTCTCAAGTATGAGAATAAAAGAGAGATATATGAATTGTTTACAGAGAGATTGAAGGATTATGAGGAATATTTAGAAGAAAGAAACCAAATAAGAAAAAAAAGATATGAAACTCAAGTATTATTGGAACCTACTGACGGGGAAGACTAAAGCTCTAAACCCTGCAAAATTAACTCCAAGAAACATTTATGCTGTAATACAATCAATGTTTAGGAGAAGTATTCAAGGATTTTCTGTTCAGCAACATATATATGAACAAGCTATATGGAGAAGAACAGAGGTTATTAAAAAATCTCCCCAATGCTGGGAAGAAGGTCATTGTATCCACTGTGGATGTGAAATGCTAGGTAAAACAATTGAAGATAGAGGTTGTGAAAATGAACCTAGATGCTATCCTGATATGATGAACAAAGAAGAATGGAAGCAATTCAAATTATCTAATAACATTAAAATTTTCGAGTAATGCTAGAACCAAACCAACATGTGATCTCATTAGGAGATCTTAAGTATGGACAACCATACAGTTTTAAGTATTCTATAAAGAATACATCTGATAATCCAATAACTATCAACAGAGTAATGGTAGGTTGTGGATCATGTACAAATGCAAGTTTACAAAAGTCATTAATCTCTCCAGGTGAGGAGGCTGACTTAGATGTAATTTTTACCCCAGGTTCAACAGGTTTGCAGCAAAAAGCTGTCACAATTCAGTATAATGATACTGAATCTGTTATGTTGAAATTCACCGCAACTGTAAATGAGTAAGGTAAAATTCATTCAAGATTCACATAGATATATTTCAGATGAAGAGTTAGAATTAATATCTGTATCTAAATTTACAGAAAAGTTTAAAGAAAAGACTGACTGGAAAAAAGTTGCAAAAAAAATTGCAGCAAAAGAGACAGGTAATGGAAATCCAACAACTACAGATGATATATTGAAAAAGTGGGAGATCAAGAGAGATATATCAGCAAAAGTAGGTACAATATATCATAACATTAGAGAACAGGAGCTCCTAGATTTGAAGGAGTGTCCTGTTTTCTATAATCAGAAGTGTGATGTAATAAACCATCAATCTGATGGCAACTATAAATATTCTTTAGATATATCACTTTTAGAGAATAATAAAGTATACCCAGAATTAATGATATATGACTTTGAGAATATGATATGTGGACAATCTGATAAAGTTATTATAGTTGATAATAAAATACATATTTGGGACTATAAAACTGATGCAGACATAAAATTTAGTTCTTTCTCATCAAAGTGGGTAAAACCTAAAAAGTTACTTGGGCCACTTTCTCATCTAGATGATTGTAATGGAAATGTATATTCTATAAAGATGTCAATATACATGTATCTTTTGTGGAAAGCTAATAAGGGTAAACTTAGACCTGGAGATATTATAATAGAACACATTCATCTCAAAAGAGATCCTGATAACGATAATATACCAGTTCTTGTAGATGATAAACCAATTGTTGAAAAAATTGAAACTATAACACTTCCTTACAGAAGAAAAGAAGTAGTTGAAATGTTAAAATTACTAAGTAATGATTCCAAAGATACTTGAATATGAAGATGATAGAGTAAGTATTACAGCTCAGTCATATGGCATACCTGAGATAAAAGATATAATTGACAAGTATAAAGACATTTCTGATAGATACCTTTTATTTGTACATGCAATGTCTGCTGTAGATTCTCCTTACATAAATATTCCAGAAGAGGAGAAGATTGAGACTATAGTCTATGATATTAACTCTACAATGGGAGAGATTGATTATGAAGATGAAATTCTATATACTGCAATAGAGAGATTAAAATCTTTATACTCATCACCTATAGTACTTTTAGCAAATGAACTAGAACAAGAGTTGCATAGACTTAGAAAGTACTTAAGAGATACACCAGTAGTTGGTGGGTCAGAAGGTAATTTTAGAGAAAGAATGTCTCTTATGGAAAAGATTGATAAGATAGCAAATTCTTATCAAAAAGTAAGAAAGCAGGCAGATGAAGAACTAAAAGTTGCCACTAAAGGTGATCATGAAATAGGAGAGTATTAATTATGTTAAATAAAATCTGGGAATTTCCTTTAAAGATACAAAAGATAGATACTTCAAAAGAAGGTATTGACTATCAAGTATTTGAAAAGGAAGAGGATTTTGAAAAATATATAAGATCACAATTTAAACTTCCTGGAAAATATAATTTAAAAAATACAAGAAGATGGCAAGATGCAGGAATGCAATATGCAAATAGTGTAAATAAGCCAAATTTTGAAGGGGGCCAATATACAAGAGCAATCAAGGGTACTCATAAATATAAACAGTTTTGGGCAAACGAGAAAGAAAAAGTAAAGAATGGAGTTATTATAGACAATATCTATATACCTCCATTTTATTATTGGTACCTAAACTTCTGTCCTATATACAATGATGTTGTAGGTAAAAAAATGTTTGGAAATGTATGGGATAGTGATCTTTGGTTCTTTCATTATATAACATTATGCATGGTAACTGGAAAACATGCATGTATAGTAAAAACTAGACAAAGAGGTTACTCTTTTAAAATAATGGCTCTTTTATACTGGAGTTATTCTTGGTTTGAAAGTTCTGTAAATACAATTGGTGCATATAAAGAAGAATATACCGTAAAGTCCTGGAGATTCTTAGAGTTCTATAGAAAACATTTAAACTCAGGAGCAACTGCATGGAAGAGAGGTCCAATTGTACCAAAATCTTTAGAGTGGTATGAAAGAACTCCTCTTGTAGATGGTGGATATGTAGGACTTGATAGTAAGTTATCTGCAACTACATTTAAAGTTTCACCTGAAAATGGTGTAGGTGGATCTCAAACAATATTCTTTTATGAAGAGGCAGGTGTTGCACCTACATTATTACAAACAGTTGGTTACATTAGACCTGCACTTGAAAAAGGTAATAAAACTACAGGATTAATTATATGTTCTGGATCAGTTGGTGACTTAGATGATGCAGAAGATATTAAAGAAGTATTTTATGATCCTGAATCTCATAATTTCTTAGGAATAGAAAATATATGGGATGATAATGAAATGAGAGGTAAACCATGTGGACTTTTTGTTTCAGAAGCATATAATCTTGAAGGTTTTATAGATGAAGAGGGAAATTCTGATGTTGAGAAAGCAACAGAATTTGTATCTAAAAATAATGAAGCTATAAGATCTAAGAAAAGAAAAGATCTTGCTCAACTTGATATATCTCAAAAACCACTTAGTCCAAAAGAAGCATTTGCACAAAGAAAAAGTTCTGAGTTCCCAATTGATGAACTTCTTGCACAACAAGAAAGAATAAAAATAAAGGATAAAGAGAATAAATGGAAATTTAAACCGATAAAGTGTGTTCTTGAGGAAGATGAATCAGGTAAGGTTAAATTAAAAACCAACAACCTTCCTGAAGAACATAGATATCCAATTGTACCAGATTGGGAAGATAAAAGAGGTGTTGTTACAATTTATGAAATGCCCGAGGAAAATCCAAAATGGTTAACTAACTTTGCAGGAGTAGATACAGTTGAGGTAGATGTTACAACAACATCACATTCAGTTATGTCTGTAGATATCTATAGGAGAATGGTAAGAGTTAAGTATAAGGATACAGATGGTAAGATAAAAACAAGAGTTGAGGGAGGGAAGATTGTAGCTACATATAGAGGAAGATATAATCCAGTAGAAAAATCAAATGAACAAGCATGGTTACTTATAAAAATGTACAATGCGTTCAGTTATGTAGAAAGATCTAAACCAAACTTCATAAACTATATGAAGAGAAATGGTAGAGCTGAAAGATATCTAGCAAAAGAGTCTGATGTACCAGTATTTAAAGATCTTAATGTTAACGCTGGATTATCTGCATCAAACTATGGATTTATTATATCACCACAGAATAACATGTGGAAGATACTTAAGAGTAACATAAAAGAATATTTCCAGACAGAGTTTGATAGGAGAGAAAAAGCAGATGGAGAAGTTCTTAAAATATATAATGGAATAGACAGAACTGATGATTATTGGTTGATAGAGGAGTATATCAGATATAATGAGAAAGATAACTTTGATAGAATTGTATCACATACTGCTGCAGTAACAATAGGTAAAGTCTATGAAAGTGAGTTTGGAATACCTACTATAAATGAGGTAAAAGAGGAACCAAAAGAACAAATTTACATTCCTCCAAAAAAGATTTCAATGCTAGGAGGAGGGTCATATAAAAATTTAAACACAAACAGAAGATTTAAAAAATCTCATTCAATACTATAACTATGGCAAAAAAATTAATTTGGGGACAAGATCTATATAAAGGTTTCAAATTAGATAGTAATACATTACTTGGAGGAAATATTGATGACTTACTTCCATTTCAGATGCTTACAATGGAAGAAAAGACTAATGATTGGGTAAGAGCTGTAGCAGATTACTATGAAATGGCAGGGTGGTTAAATGTAGAGAGAAGAGCAGGTAGAATCCAAAAGAACTATTGGATGAGATATGGAAAACTTAATCAGTCAGATTATATAATCAATCCTGATATAAATGAATACTCTCAAGCTATAGGAATGATTGTTCCTCAAGAATCACAATCTCCACTTGAGCAGTTTTATCCGCTTGTTCCAAACTTCATAGATGTTTTGAGAGGTGAATTTATTAAAAGAGATAATCAGTGGACTGTACAAGCAATTGATCAATATTCTGTAGATGAGGCTTTTAAGTTTAAACAAGATGAGTTTAGAAATATAATTACACAGTTTGCAGAAGTTGAGAAAAAGAAATCATTAGCTATGATGGGATTCTCTGAAGAAGAAAATCCTGAAGAATACCAGCAAGAGTATGAAAAGGCAATGGCTAAGTTTAATGAACTTGAAATAAAAGCTAGAAATTATAGAACTACTGGAACAAAATGGGCAGAGAAGGTAGTAAGGATACAAGAGAAAAGATATAATCTATATGAACTTGAACCAGATGCATTTGAGTCAATGCTTATATCTGATAGTGAGTTTTGGCATATTGATTTACTTGATGATGACTTTAAATTAGAATTATTAAATCCTAAGTTCTGTGATTATCATAAAGGTCCTAATGTTAAGTATGTAAGTGATGGAGATTATTTTTTATGGTTTGAGTTTATGTCTTCTGGAGATATTGTAAATAGATATGGAAGAAGGATGAAGGAAGAAGATTTAGTAAAACTAAAAGAAATATATGTAAAAACTGCAAATATAATTGTACCAGATTATTTAAAGAGTCACCAGGGTGCACACTATGATTTATCTAAAGACTGGGCAACTGCAACTAATATGGATCCTGTAATGAATGATGCACTACTTGGAAAAGAACTTGCATATAACTTTATGAGATCACCTAACTTTGATCATAATCAAGAAGTAGATTTACTTAATCCTGTTTGGGGAAGAAGAGTTACCGGACAACCTCAAATGTTTAGAGTAATGAGATTATACTGGAGGGCTATGAAAAGAATTGGTTGGTTAACAAAAATAAACAGAGATGGAAGCTATGAGGAGTCACAATGGATAGATGAAAATTTTAAAGTTACTATTGAGCCAAAATATGATAACTCAATTACAAAGGAAAATACAAAAGATAATCTTATATACGGAGAACATGTTGACTGGACTTGGGTACCTGAGTGGAGACATGTAATTAAAATATCTCCAAACCAGAAACATACATTCTGGATGAATTCCCAGAATACTCTTCATTCAATATATGTTGATGGAGATCCAGTGCAGTTCCAATTTAAAGGAAGAAATAACCCATTTGATTCTTTACCACCTGTAGAAGGATGTATATTTAGTCACATAAATACATCTACACATTCTCTAGTAGATAGATTAAAACCATTCCAGATTCTCTATAATATTGCAATGAATAGAGTTCCTAAAAAGATTTTAAAAGACTATGGAACAAAAATAGCTATTGATAGAAGGATTATGTCAACAAACAATCTATCTAATTCTACAAATACAGTAGATCCAATGGAGGCATACGATGAAAAACTTAGAGAGTCTGATATATTTGATTATACATTATCTAGAGAAGCACTAGATGGTGTAGGTCAACCAGCTCTTCCACAAATACTTAGTTTAACAACAGTACAAGAAGCACAATTCTATATGCAGCTTGCACAAATGCTTAAAATGGAAGCAGGTGAGGTTATAGGTATCACAAGAGAGAGAATGGGTCAAATTAAACCTACTGAAACAGCATATGGAATACAACAAGGTATACAGCTCTCAGAAACTCAAACTGAGAAGTATTTTGAGCAACATGGAAATTTAATGCAAAGAGTTAGACAAAGAATGTTGGATGCTGCACAATATTATAGTACATTTGTAGAGAAATCTAGAGATATATACATGAATGATAAAGAACAGAACGTATTTCTAGAGATAGAAGGTATGGATAATTTATTGCCACATTATAATATATTCTTACAAACAAGAGCAAATGTAAGAGGTGCATTACAAATGATAAGTCAGTTCTTATTAGGTGAAAATACACTTCCAATACAACCTTCTGCAAAAATAGAGGCTATAGTACAAAGCTCTATACCATCTATTATTGATCTTGTTAAGAAAGGTGAACTTGAACAAGTTGAAAGAGAAGAAAGACAAAGAGCTCACGAACAAGAAATGGCAGATAAACAAGCTCAAAGTAATGAGAAAATGCAACAAGAGAAACTTGCTTATGAAGCTGAACAAGCTGAACTTGATAGACAAAAAGATCTTGAAGTTGCTACAATTAGAGCATTGGGTGGATTACAATCTGATAATAATCAAAATGATGTTGTTGATGCAAGTGAGAATCTTAATGCTTACTATAAACAAAAAGAATTTGAAGCAAAAACAGCAGGAATTGCAGAGCAAAGTAATCTTAAGAGACAAAGTGAGGCTAATAAAATGATTATAGAGAAAGAGAAAGCAAATTCTCAAATTCAAAAAGAAAAGATAAAAGGTGAGTATGCACTTAAAGTTGCAAAAGAAAATAAGACTAATGCTGAGATAGGAAAGAAAAAATAAATAATTTAGTATATATTGTAAAATAGACATATTTTAAATAACAATATATTTGGAAAATTAACTTAAAATGTTTATTATAAAATTGTATAAAAAACCAACATATGAATATTCAAGATCTTAATCCACAGCAATATGTGGACCTTTTCGGTGGTGACGATGTACAAAAACAACCCCAAGCAAATTTTGGTTCTGAAATTGTTGATGTAGATCTCCTAGGAGGAGGACAAAAAAAAGATGATAGTTCTTTAAATGATAAGGTTGCTTTAGCTACAAGTTCTACAGAACAAACTACAGTTGATCCAAATTTACCAAAAGAAGGTGATGAAATAAAAGATGTAGATCTTTTAGGATCAGATGACAATCAAAGTCAAAAAGCTACACCTGGTAGAAAACCTAAATATGATTTTAGTGATATATCAGGTTACTTTGAGGATAGATTAAAATCCGGTAAGTTTGTTCCAATTGAACAAGAATCTGAGAATGGAGAAAAGACATACTTTGTTCCACAAACTCCTGAAGACTTTGATCAAGTAATTGATCTACAGGTAGATTGGAAAGTTCAACAGATCCAAAATCAAATTGAACAAGGATGGTATCAAACAAAATCTCCGGCTTGGCAAGTAGTAGCACAGTATGCAGAAATGGTAGATACCCCTGAAGAACTAATACCATTTATTCAAGGTGTTCAAAATATGCAGAGTATAGGTACAATTGATGAAAAAACCTTGGAAGGTGCAGAAGCAATTGTTAGATATAGATTACAAAGTAGAGGTGAAACAGAAGATTTGATTAATGATCAAATAGAAGCTCTTAAAACAAATGATAAGTTAGTTAGTACTGCAGAGAAGTATAAGCCAATGTTGGTTCAAGAACAAGAGCAATACTTATCTCAAATGCAACAACAGAAACAACAAGAAGTTGAGTACTATCAACAAATGGTTCATCAAATTAGAAATACTGCAATTCAATCAATTGAAACTCCATTGTTTGGAAAGAAACTTAGAAACGAAGAAAAAGCAGTAATATATGATCTAATTGCAGAACCTTCTCCACAAACAGGAGGTTATCAAATCTACAATGCAATAGATCATCTCTTTGAATCAGGAGATTTTGAAACACTTAAGCAAATAGCTCTTTTAGTATCCAAAAAAGATTCATTCTTAAATTACGTAAGTGATGGAGCTGCAAGAAAAACTGCAGCATCTTTACAGTCTAAATTAAGAGTTGCTACAGAAAGAAATAATCCTAGAGATAATTCTGTAGAAGAACAAAGAGTTGCAATTTCCAGAAATCAATTTAATGGAAAACCTAAATTCGGAAGATCAAATTAAAATAAAACAAAAATAAACTATGATACAAACTTCACTACAAGGACTAGGTACTTTGGGACATCCTGGTATCTTTATTGGACAAACAAGGTCACTTGGTATTAAAAACCATGTAGACATTCCCTATGTAACAGCTATTGCACCTGAAAAGCCATTGGACTTTGGCGTATTAGATCTTTGGGCTCTAAAACAAAGAACTGATTCTCCATTGTTGACATTAGCTATTGATAATGCTCAGGTTGTATATACTGGTGCTGATCACTATACTTTTGAACTTCCTTCTGCTGCAGATGCTACAACTCGTCTTGTTAGTGGTGGATTAGACAAAGATAAAATTGGTCTTGATGGAGAAGAGATTCCTTTTGTTGTTACAAGAAGAGATCTTGCTCCTGGTTCAATTTTTAAATTTGATCTGACTTCAAGAGTATCTTTTACAGTTGTTGATAGACCTATCGAGCAACTTGGTGAACATTACAAATTGTGGGCAGTATTGAATACTAACGCTCAAGTTAAATATGTAACTAAGGCTGAGTTCCAACCTCAAAGACAAATTATCAAATTAGCTGATATTAGAGGTCTGGACTTCTCTTCTTATAAATCTACTTGGAGTGTAAGTGGTGTTCCTTCTCTTGCTAAATACAAGAACTATTTATCAAATGCTCTTTTACAACAGTCTTACAGAGTTTCTTCTGGTGCTGTTGAGTATTTGAATACTAATACAAGATTTGATCAAAAGCAAGTTTCTCTGATGGAGCAAATGACTCTTCAGTTCTATCAAGTAAGAGGTATTGCTGATAACAAAGTTATCAACATGACTAACCCTGAAAACTATAAAGCTTACTGGGATAGACTTCAAGAGGAAAAAGCTAAAGGTAATGGTGAAGCTGCTTTTGTAAACTTACTGGATAGTATTGCTATCAACATGTTGTTGAAACAAAACAATGACTTGATGATTTGGTCTGACCAAGTTAATCTCTTGAGAGATGGTTATGATACAACTCGTCTGGTACCTGGTGTTTGGTTCCAACTTGATCTTGCTGGTTACAAGCATACTTACTCTATCGAAAGCTTTACTCTGGATACAATCACAGATGCAATTAAAGATTTTGAATTTGGTAAAGTTCCTCTCCGTGAATCTATCTCTGATAATACTTATGTTATTAAAACTGGTAGAGGTGGATCTGAATTGTTCTATCAAGCATTCATGAAAAAAGGATTCCAAATTCCTGCACAGGTTCATAACATGGATCATGGATTTATTACAGGTCAGGCTAGTAACCTTACTTACAATGCTCCAAGATTTACTAGATATCAAATTCCTAACATTGGTTACTTAGAAGTACAATGGGAACCTGGATTTGATCCTGTAAAAGCTGATGAGTTTGTAAACCCTGTACTTGCTTCTGGTTATAGACTTTCTTCTTATACAATGTTGATTGAAGATTATAATACATCTAGAGACAATATTGCAATTATCAGAAAACAAGGTAATAAACTGAGAATGATGGTTGAAGCTGGTGAAGATACCCATCCTCTGTTGAGAACAAGTACTTCAATCAATGGTCAGAATATCCAAGTTACCAATTCAAGTGATGAACTTTCTGGATATCAAGTTAAGTTTGTAGGAAGAGCAGATACTGCTGTAGTAAAAGATCCTACTAAACTGTTAAAACTTGTTCCTAAGAACCCTAGAACTGGTATTGCAGCTCTCTAAGAAATCAAGGTAGTTATCTACCGTCAAAGTGGGAGGTTTCCCGTAAGAAGCCTCCTTGGAACCAGTAAGTGCCTCCACGTGGCGGTTCTGGATACTCAACTAAACTTACAACTAAAAAACCAACATATGAATATTAAATTTGCAATTAAAAACACTGCTGGTAAAGCAGAGAAAGAAGGAGATGTAATAGTTAGATATACTGGTGTCTCCGAACCATTTAAAAGAGTCTCTGATAGAGAATGTAAAAAAGTAGGTGTTGATGGAAAAGGTGAAGCTAGACTAGTATTTAATACTGGGATGGATGATAAAAAAGTAAAGTTCTTTAAATGGTTTAGTGATCAGGAAAAAGAGATCTTTGAAAAAACAATAAACAATCTTAAACCTCTTATTATAGATTTCTATGGAGGTGACGATGTTGTTAGTGAAACTAATACATTTTTCTGGAAAGAGAATAGAATTGATCTAGTTGCACCAACAAGAGAGTGGGCTGAAAGATTTCAAATTCCACATTATCTTGCTCTAGAAACAGATGAAACATTTGATGATGAAGATAACATCACAAGAAGTGATGCTCACTCAGCACTTTCTGAGTTAAGAAAAGAAGAAAATCCAGAAGCTCTTTTCATACTTGCTTGGTGTATTCAATATGATACAAATGCATTTGGTGCTTATACAAAAGCAACACCTTTCAAAGACTTATTAAACTATCATATAAAATATATTGATGGTAAGATAGTTACAAAGAAAAAGAAAAACTGTCCAAAAGTATTCTTAGATTACTTTGAAAAATGGAAAAGTTCTCAAACTAAAGCCCAATTATATACTGAAGCTTATATTAAATCAGGAGAATATTATGGTCTGATAAATATGAAAGAAAAGAAGTATGTAACAGAAGATGGCACAGTTCTTGGAAATACAATATTAGAAGCAATAGAAACACTCAATAAACCTAAGTTCCGTAGTGATTTTGAGAAACTTAGAGATCAAGTTGAGAAAAAATGGAATGAGTAATGACAATTAGAGAAGCATCAGCTAAAATTGATATAAGACTTAATAAAGGTGCCAGTGGAGATTATGATAATCTCTGGGATTACCAAAAGAAAGAAGCTTTCAATAAAGCAGTTCTTGAGTGGGTAAGAAGACAAAAAAGAGGAAAAAATGCAACTCAAGAAGGTGATGAAGAAACTGATACAAGAGTTGATGATCTACAAGTTCTTTTAAAAAAGGAAAGGTTAATAATAAGACAAAAGGATAATTTTGTAGAAACAGAAAGAATTCCTGAAGACTATTTATTCTACAAAAGATTAGATGTAACTGCAGAAAAAGATAACTGTCAATTACCACTAACGTCTTATTTAAGAGAGGAGGCAAATGTAAATATGCTTAGACATATACCTTCTTTTAAATTTGAAGAAACTTTTCATACTATATCTACAAATAAGATAAAAGCATATCATTTTAAACAATTTGATATAAAAAAGGTAGATCTTATATATTATAGATTGCCTAAAAAGTATGACTTTAGAAAATTAGATCAAGTTATAGAATTTAAAGATGATGTCTGTGAACTTATAGTTGATGAAGCTTGTAAAATCATAGCATCAGATATAGAATCTGTAAATCAAAAAATACTGGCTCAAGAGAGAGCAGAGTTCAATAATTAAATAACATAAAACAAAAAAACGATTATGGAAAATTTTAGCTATCACGTGCCATTTTATGTGGTAACTGGTGGAATTGACACAGCTGGTCATTCGTCTGAATTAACTGCTGGTCAAGTAGGTCTGTTTGACAGACAAACTTTCAGTGTTGCAACTGGAAGCGGTAATGGTAAAGAGTTCTTCTTTGCTCAAGGTTCAATTGGAGGAAAAGACTGGTATGGTCGTCCTGTAACTGAAAGTCACAAATCTCCTTTCTTCTATGGAAAAGATGTAGAGAATATCTACGTATCTCATCCTAAAGAAGTAAAGAATGAGGAGTGGGTTATTGGTTATAATGGCTCTGCTTCTTCTGTAGGTCTCTCTTATGAAAAAGGAAAGTCTATTAGAATTAAGTTCTACTTCCATGGTCAGCCCATTTATAGATTCTTCAATGGTCCTAAAGAGTATGTAGTTTCTTATACTCCGAAAGAAGATTGTGTTTCTCCTTGTGAAGGTTCTGACTGTCCTGAAGCAATTACTGACTGTCTTGATCATACAAAAGCATTGATTAACAAAATCAATGAGCATGTTGAACTTCAAAAATTTGGAGTAAAAGCTCAACTGGTAGTTGATCCTTTCTCTGCAACTCCAACTAATATGACTAAGTATCAGTTGAAAGTTTGTGATAATGGAGATTCAGTATCTCTGCAAGCTGTTCAAGCTACAGTTCCTGGTCATGTAGTTACTAGAGTAAAAAGAGAAGGTTCTATCTCTACTTATGAAATCTGTGTTCAAAGTGGTGAAGGTTCTCAACCTGCTGACTTTGAACAAAAAGGTAGAGTTGCTGCAGGAACTGCTGTAACTGCTCTGGTTGCTGATATTGTTGAGTTCTCTCATAGTGAGCCTGCAGTTTGTACTTTTGAAGATGCTGATCCTATTTCTTGGGTTGAATCTGGTACAGGTGTAAGAGGTAAAAGAACTTTGAAACTGAAATCAATTAACAGACCTGATTGTGATGCAGAAGGCGATAGACTGGCTGATATTCAAACTGCAATTGCTGGTGTTGATGGCATTGATCTTCAAACACTTACTCTGATTGCAGGTACAAGTTGTGCTGATGACTATACTGTACAGCAGTGGTCTAATGATTGTTTCAGTGAAGAAGATTGTGCTAGCAATGTAGTTACTTTTAACTATACTTTGGTTCCTGCTTTTGAAAACAGAGCTTGGGAAGTAGTTCATACTCCTAGCCAAGAGAACGAGAATAGAAAGTGTGGTATTAGAGTAACTGCTGGTTATATTGATCCTAAATTTGGAGATTGCTCTTTTGATCCTTTGGATTACTACGAAACTGAGCCAATTAAGCTTGAACTTTCTCTTCTGAATGAAGATGAAGACAGATGTGATGTAGCTTACTGGCCTACAGTTCTCCAAACTAGAGTTGGTCAAATTGGTAGACAATCTGGTGAATATGTTGTAAGAGAGGTGATTATGAAAACTGATGCTTATGTTAAACATATTGATCAGTTCTCAATGAAGCCTAGAATGAGAGAAGCTTTTGATCAGAATTTGTTGAGTATGGTTGATAGAAATGCTATGTACACTCTTTACTATGTTACTTATAAAGCTTCTTATGGTAAGAGCTATAGAAAGAACGAGCAAGAGAAGTTTACTACAGTATTTGCTTTCAAAAATGGTGACGCTGCACAACAAACATTCAAAACATCAATTGTAGATGTTCTGACTGCTAAGTCTGGTGTATCACTTGAGGTAAACGCTTAATCCTCTGAAAATAAACCTAAAAAGGGTGGTAGGGCAGTGACTCTGCTACCCTTTTTAATTTAAAGAATTATTTTAATTTATCACATTTTTTAATTATCTTATATTGTGAATAGCACCGATCTATTATTAGAAGTATCTTCCAGTAATGAAGCAAAAGTAATGAGACTTGTTGATACTTCTCATTATTTCACTGATGATAAATTAGAGAACTATATAATAGAAGTTCTTCCTGTAAATAGTTTAAAGTGGATTACTTTTCATGTAGAAAAGAATTTTTCACTTGTACTTAACTCTTCAAATTTACAATATAAGAAAGCTTCTTATAAACAAGAACTTATTGATCTTCAAGATGGTATATATGAAATAAAACAATCATATAAACCAAATATACATACTGTATCACATTTCTTACATTTAAGAGTTACATTATTATTAAATGATTTAAAGTCTCAAATGTGTGATTTAATCTCAAATAAATGTGATTTATCAAAAGAAGACTTTATTAAAAATAGAGAAAAACTTAGAGAAATTGAAGAGTATATACTTGCTGCTAAATGGATGGTAGAAGAGTGTTCAGATAAAGCAAAGGGAAAAGAAATATACGAGTATGCTAAAAAATTATTAGAAGATTATAAAGGTGAGTGTTGCTGTTAATGATATGAAATGTGCATTTGCTAATCTAAAGTATGAAAAATTACTTTCAGAAAAATATTTTATTGAAACATGTTTTTCTAGAAAAGACAGTTCATATTCTTCAAAGAATAAATTAAAAGACCTAGCATTAAAAATTAAATGCAATGAAGAAACTAAACAACTGTGTAGTTGATAACTGTATACCTACTTCATCTTCCTGTGTTGAATGGAATGGTGGAGATTTACCTTTTTTAGGTATATGTAATGGTGATTCACTTAATAATATAATTATTGAGATAATCAGTAAATTAAAAGAACTTGCAGGTGAAGATATATCTGGTTTTGATATAGATGAGTTACTTAATATATGTAATCAGAAAAGACCTGCAGAGATAACTCTTATATCTATTCTTAATCTTGTAAAAATAAATCAAGTATGTTTAAAAGATTTTATAGATGTACTAAATGAAAAACTTAGTGAATTACTAATAGAGAGAGGTGTTGTAGTAAACTTAAAATGTTACGCTGAATTTGATAATTTAGGTAATAGTCTATCTATAACAAGACAGCAATTAGATCAACTTATAATTGATAATCTTTGTGCATATAAACTTAAAATAGAATTTATTGAAGGAAAGATAATAGATTTACAGTCTCAAATAAATATAATAAATGATAGATTAAATACTCAGTCTGTTCCTTTCAAAATATGCTTAAACGATAAAGAAAAAACTGCTCAGGATAATATTACTGATATAGCTACTGTATTATGTCAGTATGAAGCTGCACTATGTAAACCAGGTGATATAAATGGAGCAATAGGGGTATTTGGTCTAAATGAAGATGATCAATGGTTATTATTAGATGGAGATCTTATAAATAGTATTAATACTAAATTTGATAATCAATGGGAAAATAATCCAGCATGTCTTGCAACTAGTTATAATAACTCGCTATTATTAATTGCAAATCTTTTGACAAGAATAAAATATATTGAAACTACATGCTGTAGAAGTAGTTGTGAAGATATTACTATTGACTTTGATATTAAATATCTTGATTGTCAAACTGTACTTTTATTCTTTGGATCAAAAAGTTTCTTACCAGATGGATTTAAAGACTATAAACCTATTGGTACAAAATGGGAAATTATTGATGGTCTTGGAAATAAAGCAGTTAAGTATATTAAATTATATCAAGAAGTATTCAGTCAACCTGATATACTTGTAGATGGTTATGAATTAGATCTATCTACAACTCCTATAAATACTCAAAGTGGATTTGTAATGAGTGCAGATGTAGCTCTTTATAATGAAAAAACTGGACAGTTATGTATTAAGTGTGTATCTGTTCAAGGTGCAGCTTGTCCTGCTGATTGTTGTAAAGTTTGCTTTACTTCAACTACTCCGAATTCAGAATTAATCATAACTTATACTTCATTATAATTTATGACAACTACCACTACTAGTACAACCAGCACTACTACTAAACCAGTATCATGTGGTGATATTTTAGTTGGATTAATACTAGAGACTATTTATATCGGTGATTCAAAAGATGCTACTTTTTTAGGGACAGGATATGAAATGCCACAATGTTTTGTAAATGGTGGACTTGGGCAACATAATGGGTGCAATGGTGCATTATTTGGGATATTTGGAAATGGTGAATTTCTTGATCATGGTAAATTGAATAATAGGGATGGTTCAGGAGGACCTTTATATTATGGAATTCCAACTTGTGAGGATTTTAAAAATATATACCCTGGCTGGAGTTCTAGTACGTTTTCTAGATATAATAAAAAAGTATTATCAAAAATAGATGCTCAGAAAATAGTAGCAAAAGCTCCTAACAATTGCTTTCTTAGAGTTACATTTGAAACTGCAATAAAAAGTGGTCAAACTTTATGTGGTAGAACTGGTCCACATTCAGAAGCAGCTTGGTTTAGACTAACAAATATTGATGGTGATATTTTATATAATGGATGTTTTTCTGCCAGTCTACCTGTTCCAGATCTTTATATATTTCCTCTTTGTATTCAAATGGAATTTATAACAAGAATTGGACCACCTAGAAAAACTGAAACAAGAAGTGTATCAGCTGTTCCAAAAGGTAGATTCAATGATAAAACATTCTACGGAATATTTGATGTTGATAATAATTATAAGAATATTGGATATATAATGTGGCATCAGAATAGATGGGAATACTGGGAAAGTTTTAATAAACAAGGAAATACAAGAGTACCAGGCGGAAATTTTTATGGATATAATAATAGTCCTTTAAGCCCAAATTTTCCTATAGAGGCAGGTGTTTGGAATACAAATACCACACTCAGTCCAACAAATAAAATAAAAAAAATCTTAGGAGGATATTGTGGTTGTCTTTGTCCTCTACCACCTGAAGAACCACCATGTGATTGTGCAGGAAGGATAGTTTCAAGAGAATATGATATAACAGGAAAAGATAATCCATATACAGCTAAACTTAAAGAAATAAGAAAAGAAAAATGTTGCCCTGATGAACTTCCTCCACTAGAAATAAAAAGTCAACCACCAAAATGTTAAAACAAAAAAATTAAGTTATGTCTACACCAAAAGCGACAACAATTGTGGTAAAAAATGGAGAGTGTGTAATACTGCCTTCAAATGCAGTAATAGTTTCCGCATATACATTAGGTATAGATCCTGCAGTTGATAGTGCAGACTGTCCTCAACTTGCAGATGAAATTGAAAAAAAGTTTGAAAAACCACTTGCAGCTAGAGTTAAAATACAGGAAGCAAGTAAGATAGATCCTGCAAGAGATCTAATTAATATTATTGATTCAGGAAATAAATCTCCAACAGTAAACTATGATACTGTCACATTACTTGGATTTAGAGTAAACGGTAAGTATTATGATATTGATGATATAGACTTCTTCTCTTTAAGTAAGGCAGGTTTACAAGCAGCAATAGATGCTACACCTTTAAGAGGACTAATTTTAATAACAAATGTTTTCAGAGTAGGTGGTAAAGAAAGAGGTTACCAAACTAAAATTAATATTACTACAGTTCCATCAATTCTAAATGATTTTACATTTGTATGCTGGGGAGAAAGTCAAGCTGATGGTTCTGATGGAGGAATTCAACTTGAATTTAGAGTTGAAGGAGGTTCTTACTAATTAAATAATTAATAATAAAAATAAAAAATTATGTCATCTTGTGCAATTAATATTACTGGGACAATTGGTTCAGTTACAATCAATTATAAACTGGACGGAGTAAGTAACTCAATGACTGGAGCAGCTGGACAAACACTATATATAAATAGTGATGCTACAGATGTTACTTATACTAACTTAAATCATTTAACTACGGATGCATCTGCAGAATCAAATTGTATTGATTTAGAACCTTTGCATACTGGTTACTATGTATTTTCTTGGGAAACTAGTCATCTTAGTAATTTATTTATAGATAAACTTATAGTTGGAGATACTGAGTATAGTTTTGTAACTCCTGTATCTTTTAATACAAAAAATCCTCATGATCTTTGTGATGCAGTAGAAGCATTAGATTTAGGAGTTTCTATTGTTCCTACTTCTTGGTATATTTTTAAAACAAAGAAAAGTACTTATATTAATAGGTTTATTCTTAAAGTAGATGGACCAAAAGATATATTTTTAAGGGCAAAAAATACAGTTGCTCAAGGATTAGTAACATACTTATTTATAAAAGGATTTGATACATTAGATCCTGTTCCAGATAAGTATACTGTATGTTCTAACTATATTCAATACCTTGAAAATATAATTATCTATACAACTACTACAACAAGTACTTCTACAAGTACAACATCTACAACTACTTTAGAACCTAGTACAACTAGTACTACTACAGAGGAAATTATAGAAACTACTACAACTACTACAACAATAGAAGATAGTACAACTACTACTACAACTGAGGAGATTATAGAAAGTACAACTACTACCACTACTGAAGAAATTGTAGAAGAAACAACTACAACAACTACAACCGAGATCTAATAACTAAATAAAACAAAAATATATGTCTTGTAATCATAATGATGAATGTAAAGATCCTTGTAACTCAGATCCTTGCTATGATAATTGTGGATGTCTAAATCCTACAACATTTGAGTGTGTTACAAAACCTGGAAATCACCATGATATTAAGGTTAGTAATGACATGAATGGTAAACAAGTTATTTCTGCAATAAATAATAAAATTGCAGAATTAACAGATCTATTAGGTAAAGTTGGAATAGATCATGAAGATTTTTGTCCTGGCAATCTTATAAATAAAATTCAACCTGGACAGAATGTTGCTATTACACAAGTTGGTGATGGATGTGATAAAAAACTTTTAATTACTGCAGGCACAGGTATCGGACCAGCTGGAGTAGATGTAAATGTAAAAGTAAGTCCTAATGATACTACATCTAGTTTCTTAAATAATAAAGTAGAAGTTGGACCACTTTTATCTAAGTCAGTTGTTGGAGGAATAGGTAATCAAAGACTTAGAATAGAAACTGCACCTCTAATAAATTATATATCTTCTGATCCTGGAAATGCACTTACCCTTGGTCCAGATGGTAAACTTAAAACTACTTATGTTGCACCTAATGGGTCAGAAACAAAAATTCAACAAGCTCCTAATGGAGTAGTGCAAGTAACTGGAAGTGGTACAAATTCAGATCCATATGTTATTTTTACAAATCCTTCTGTATTTCCTATAAGAAAATCTTTTGATGGAGTTTGGAAACCTTTACCAATAATTGGTTCTGGTTCTGTTACAATTCCTAGTTCAAATGCTTTTTATAGATTTAGATTTGATGGAACAATAGAATTTAAAGGTAGGGCTTCAGCAAGTATTGTTTTTCCTGCTAATACATCATCTGTTGATGCATCATCTCTATTTACTTTTCCTGTAGGTAGTTCAGATCCAATATCTCCTGCAGAAGTATCTAGACAATCTGTTTTAAAATCTATTTATAACTATTCTGGTAGTGCATTTACTGGATATAATATTTATGTTTCCTCTGGTAAGTTAGGAATAAAATTTACTTATACCGGAACTGTTGGTACAACACCTATTATATATTTAATAGATTTTGATTCTGCTACATATCACTTAGATATTTAATAAATAAAAACACTGTAGTTGTTGGTTTCTACAGAAAAGTTTATACCCCTATTTCTATAGGGGTTTTTTATTAAAAAAAGATTTGGTAAATTAAAATAAATTTCTTATATTAATATTATAATGGTTATGAATCAAAACAAATATCAACCCTGTTGTACTCAATGTCCAATTGAGGGTGGTTGTATTATATGTATTAAAAAATAACCCGGCCTAACTAACATATAAAACACCACCCTTAATTCTCTGAGTTAAGGGTTTTTTATTGGAAGTATAGCCAAGCGGTAAGGCAGAGCTCTGCAAAAGCTTCATCATAGGTTCGATTCCTATTACTTCCTCAAATAAATTTTGAAATTAGACAATAATTTTGTATATTTACAGTGTAAATAATCTTTTTTATGAAAAAAAATGATGCACTCTTTGGTTGTGGTTGTGGAAAACCTAGACCAGCAACACCTCCTACAAGGCCAATAAAACCATTAAAACCTTAATATATGGCAAGTTTAATTGATAAAGTAAAAATTAAAGCAGGAAGACTAGTAAGAGTCTGGAATACAGAAAAGAAAAAGTTTTCGAATGCTAAACCCTGGTATATTTCTGTATGGGTGGAAGATGCTGATGGAAAGAATGAAAGATGTCTTCTGTTTACAGATAAAGAAATTGCAGCAGCAGAAAAAAGAGCAGCAGCTAATAAAGAAGATCTTACATCTAAAGGATTTTTTACAGATATAATAGATTAAAAAACAAATATAAATATGAAAAAAACAGTATTTTTATTGATTCTAATTGTAACTTTAATTTCCTGTGGATCAGGAGAAGTAAATGTATCTGAACCAGTTGATACAACTATAGTTGATTCAGTAGCTATTGATACAGCTATAGTAAAATAATTTAACATTTCCAAATTAATGTGGAAAAAAATTAAAAATATTATTTTTGGTTATATTCTATGTTTAGTTTGGATTCTCATTGTAGATTATTTTTTTTCACAAATAGGTTATCATCAAGTAGAAGGAGAGTCGGAGGAATCTGACTCTTTTTACTATATTGCCTTTATACTTTGTATATGGGCCCCTTTATGGGAAGAAGCTCTTTATAGATATGGTCCTATTACAATAGCAAAAAGTATTGGTAATCAATATGTTATACCAGTAATTATAATGTCTTCATGTATCTTTGGGTGGGGACATGGTGAATCACATGATGGAGTTTTAATACAAGGAGTACTTGGTCTAATTTTTTCTATGGTATATATAAAAAATAATTACTCTTATATATCCTCAGTATTATTACATTCTGGATATAATCTTACATTACTTTTAATAAATTTATAAAAAAAATTTGGAGAATTAATTTTCTTCGCTTATCTTCGTGGTGTTATTGATTCATAACTTTAAAAATTAAAAAAATGAAAAAAATGTCCATGACACAAACGATCACAAACCATTTGCTTAACAACAATTCTTATTTCAAATGGGGTAAAGAAAGATTAGCTGAGAAGTTTGGTTGTTCAGTTAAAACAGTTACAACAGTAATGAATGCTTTAAAAGCTGAAAGAACAAATTATCTGAGAAGCTTACAAAACTAAAAGTTTCGATGATCTAAGGTAAGGGAGGAATAAAAATCCTCCCTTCCTATTTTTAAAAAAACATAAATATGAATATAGAAAAAATAGTTGATACATTTATCCAAAAACCTAACTACCTAGATATGGGTGCAGGTAAACTTAGTAAAAGATGGAACTGTACAAAAGATGATATTTATAAAGCAAAGGAAGAAGCGAGAGCTTTTATAAATTCATCTAAACTTACTGAATTACAAAATATAATATCTGAACAAGAAGATGTAATTGCAAAATATATTGGATCTGAAACATCAGATGGTGCTACACTTAAAAAGTTTGAGTCAGCAAGACCTTTATCTCCAGAAGAAATAAAAGAGCTTGCTCAGGTAGACGGTATAAATACTAGAGTTGCTAGAGTTTGGGATAAACTATTACCTACTGGAAAATGGATATATAGTATTGATATAAGATACAATATAGATGAATTCTACTCTAGACAGGAACTTGAAGAAAAACTAAAAGAAATATTTCCAAGTATTCCTTCTGCTTCTTTACCTATTGTAAAAGAATTTTCAGAAAAAGCTCTTGTAATATTAATTTCGGATGATCATGCAGGAGCAGTTATCCAGAATAGTATGTTTGGTAATGAATGGAATGAAGAAATATATACGGAGAGATTACTAAAAATTAGTAATGAAGCTAAAAAGTTAGGAACAAAATTTGAGGAGGTCCATATCATATCTCTTGGAGATCAAATGAACGGATGGAATAGTCAAACTACAAGAGGTGGCCATGAAGTCAAATCTCTCTCAAATAGAGAACAATTTGATATCTATACAAGGGCTAGAGTTGCATTTTATGATGATATACTTTGTTCCGGATTAGCTAAGAATTATATTATACACGATGTAGAAAATTCCAATCATGCAGGTAAAGATTTCTCCTATATTGCAAATAGGTTTTTAGATATGTATCTAGAAAATAAATATCCTACAGTAGAGAGAAAATCATACTTGCTACCTGTAGATTCTTTTGACTATGGTATTCATACTATTGGTTTTACTCATGGAAAAGATGAGAAACTTATGACTAGACCAATGCCTTTAAAACTTGATCCCAAAACAGATTTATTTCTATTCCAGTACTTTGATAAAAAGGGTATATCTCCATCTGAAAGAAGAATTACCCTATATAAGGGTGATCTTCATCAATATGCTTTAGATAAAGGTAAATTTGGAAGATATGTAAATATTCCATCAATGATGGGGTCTACAGATTGGACAGAGATAAACTTTGGAAATACAGAAGGTGGAGCAATTCTTGAGATCTTTGATAAGCATTCAAGATCTGTCCAACATGTTCCAGTCTGGTTCTAAATTATAACTTACCCCTCTTCTGAGGGGTTTTTTAATAATAGAAGTTAATTTTTTTATATTGTTGTTTTTTGGTATATTGTAGTAGGGGTGCTATATAAATAATATTTTAAATGAAACCAACTTATAGTAACGATAGGTCTGCTCCTAGAATGAGGAAGGCAAAATACTCTATAAATCTAGTAAGCAAGGATAGTTTTAAAAAATTTAAAGATTCCTTTCCTGAACATAAAGACATGAAATGGGAAGACTTTTCTAATAATTGGTTAGATATAGCTGAGACAATTAGAAAGGAAATTATAGAAAATCCTTTAGGTATTAAGTTAGGATCTTATACAGGTGAATTAAAACTGCAATATTTACCTTATAAACAGAAAGCTGTAGATATTGATTTATCAAATAAGTTAGGAGAGAAAATAGATCACTTAAATATAACAACTAAAGGCAAGGTTGCAATTATAAAGTGGGAAAGAAGATGGGCTGTAAAATTCAATAGAATGTTACAGTTTTTTGCTTTTCAGGCTACTAGAAAGTTAAATGTAGATGCAAAAAAATATATAGATTCTCATCCAGAAAAACTAAGAGTTTCTAGAGCCATAACAGGTGGAGTTAATGTCTGGAAAAAATTAAAACCTAGGAAAAATGACAGTTAGAGAAATAATAGACTCTTTTAGAAGTAAGATCAAAGAAAGATCAATTGATACTATTTATACTAATGGTCAACTATTTCAATTTCTAAAAGAGCAATTTGAATGGATAATGGCAAGAGAGGCCAGTGCAGGAAGGGTATGGACAAGTACTTATATGTTTCAAGTAATTAGAGGTCTTGAAGTTATTGAGGTGTCTAAAATAGATGGAACATGTCCTATAAAAAACTGCTGCAAAATATATAGAACTAAAGACAAACTTCCTCCAATATGGAGAGATAAAAGTGGAACAATTATAAGACTTGTTACATCTATTGATGGATCAACTAGTTTTTTTGTTACAAGTTCCTGGGCATATAGTAATAAGAAAAATGATCCATATAAAAAATTTAGTAGTGAAAAATATGTATTTTATCAGGATGGACATCTTTGGTTTCCTGAACATAATCCTAATAGGATTAATGTAGATGCCTTTTTTGAAGAAGATCTAAGTTATATTAATTCTAAAAGAAATGACTGTGAAGGATGTTTTGAGAAAGAAGACTGTGTAAGATATATGGATACAGATATGAGACTTCCAGACTGGGTACTTGCAGAATCAATAAGTAAAGCTGCTGAATTACTATTGGGCACTGCAGGTAGATTACAACAAGATAATAATATAGATAAAAACGATACTAGAAGAAATTAAAAATGATAAATAATAAAACCTTTGAACATAGACCTATATCTGAGTTAATGTCAATTGTAAAAAATGACTTAGCTAAGTTTGATATAGAAGGCCTTATTGATGAAGGTCACTATATAAAAACTATACTAAAATGTAATGATAAATTAGGTATTCCTATAAGAGAGATAAAAGAAGTTGCAGTTCCAGTAAATGAGTATAAAGCAAAATTACCTGTTGACTTTGATAAAATGTATTATATATGCGCTTTAAATGCTACTAATACAATGGTGCATAATAATGTAAATCCATTTTATAATAATTTTGATTCAGATGTTGTTTATGAAGCAAAATTAGATAGAGACTCTCTAGGATGTGTAGATAATTATAAAGTAATTATACAGAGAGCTACTAGTCCAGAAGTATATAGTTTTGGTTCTTGGTCACAATTACAAATTGATAAATCATCTATAAAAAAGTGTCATAATAATTGTCCCAATTTAACCAAACCAGGAAAGTATACTGTTACTATAACAGACGATGATATTAATACACCATTTAGATCTGGGACACTTTATTTAATGTATTTAGGTAATATGAGAAATGAAGATGGGGAACTTCTATTTCCTTTTCATCCTATGATTACTCCTTGGTATGAGTGGTCAATAAAATATGAGATAATATTAAATGCTATATTTAACTCAAATCTAGGAAATGAAGCATCAAATCTTCTAGCAATTGCTTCAAAAGAAAGGTCAGGTGCGTGGTTAGATGCATTTAATTTTACTACAGATAAAGGTTTTGGTGAATATTTAGATCTTCAGAAAAAGAAAGAGCTTGCTTGGTACAACCAATATTTTAAATACTTTCAATAATGTTAGATTCACTAATACAATGGTTAACATCAATCATTGAACATATATCTCCATTTGTTATTGTTAAACAGTATGAGAATGGAATACAATTAAGATTTGGTAAATACTTAAGAAGTCTTGAACCAGGTCTTTATATAAAGATACCTTTTGTAGATGAGATATTAACACAACATGTAGTATTAACAACTTTAAGTCTACCTGCACAATCTTTAGTTACAAGTGATAATAAGAATATTGTAGTAGAGGCAATGGTAAAATATAAGATTACAGATGCTCAAATATTCTTACTAGAAGTATATGATTCTGTAGATGCAGTAAGTGATATATCTCAAGGTATAATAAAAGAGTTAATAATGTCTTCTACATGGGAACAGTGTAGAGATAATGAACTAGATAATGCTATAACAAAGAAAGTTAGGAATGAACTTAAGAAATTTGGGGTATATGTAGATAAAGTTACATTAACTTCTATATCAGAAATAAGAACATTCCGCTTAATAAATCATTCAATTTTTACTCCTTAATGGCTGAAAATTTACAAAATACTTCAAAGGTTGATCCAAATTCTCTTTCTAAACCAGCCTTACTAACAGATTTAAATTCTTCTTTTGTATCAAAAGAGCAATATTCTTTTGCTAGAAATGCTGTGCGTAATTCTAAAGACGGAGATATAGGTACAATTGGAAATGAGCCATCTAACTTAAAGTGTTTTTCTGCACCCTATACTATATGTGGTGCAGTATCATTACCTGATGATACAATAATGATATTTTCAGGAGATGGTAAAAATTCTGAGATAGGAATTGGTAATGAACTTGATTGCTCATATAAAAAATTATTATCTCTACCATGTTTAAACTTTAATCCTAAAAATCCCCCAGTTATTGGAGTTGCAAAAACAATGTTTCAAAAAGGAACAATTGTAACATTTACTGACAAAGTAAATCCTGTAAGAAGAATTGAAATAGATAGAGTTAGTGAAATAGATAGTTGTGATGATATTTTATTGTTTAGAAAAGTAAAACATCCATGCATAGAAATAAAAAAGTCTGAAAATGGAACTATGCCAAATGGAACTTATTCGGTTGCAATTGCATATTCTCTTGATAATCAAGTATTTACAGATTGGATGTCTCTAACTCAAAGAATTCAGTTATTTTCTGAGACAGAACAAAATGCACTTGATATAGTAATAAAAGATTTAGATACAAGTTTTGAATTCTATTCAATTGCTGTAGTTGGATCATATATTGATCCTGCAACAAAAGGAACAACTAAAGCAGCAAAGATAATTGGTACATATTCTTCAGAGGCAAGAAGTTTAACAGTAACAGAATTTAAAGCTAGTACTGGTATTGCTATTGATATAAATTCATTAGTTGCTAAAAAAACAACATGGCAAAAAGCAGGTTTAATTTCATCTAATTCAAATTATCTTTTATTAGGAGATTTAGTATCTAGAGATGAAGAGGATTACCAGTTAAAAGCAATGTCAATTGAATCAGAGTATATAATTGAACAAGTTCCTTTAGAGTATTATGAAGATGGTGGAAATGATATAGGTTATTATGCTGATGAAAACTATGATTTTTATATTCAAGGAGTATATAATACAGGTGAGCTAACTCAAAGATATCATATACCAGGACCTGTTCCTGATGATAATGCACTTACAATTGTATCAGGTGCAGATATTTATGAAAAGGACAAAAGATTTAAAGATTGTGAAGATAATAGACTATATGCTAAATGGGAAATAGAAAATACTGCAGGTATACTTGAAAAAAAAGGAAACAGAGGATTTGTATGTGATAGAAGAATTTTAGGAACTGGTAAAATGGGTGTTTTTCTATCAACTGAATTATACCCCAATAATCCTAAAATGTTTGGTCAGTTTGCGAATACCCCTATAAGATATCATAAGTTTCCAGACGAAGCAATTGTACCAAGATACTCTGTAGTAAATGGAAAATATTATATAAATATAAAAGGAGTAAAATTTAAAAAAATACCAAAGTTTGATAATCCTGAAATAGTAGGTTATAAGATAACTAGATCAGATAGAAAAAATGGTAATGGAACAGTTATTGCTAGAGGATTAATGACAAACGTAAGAAGTTACTTTGATCCTGGATATAAGCAAAATGTAATGTATTCAAACTATACAGTAAATGATTTAAATCCAGATGTTTATCTTTCCTCAAAACGTGTAAGTTTTAGAAATAAAAGTGAAAAAGGATATACTCCTTTATCAACATTTCATTTAGATAGATTTAACTTTTATTCACCTCATACATCATTTGATCCTAAATATAGTCTTGGTCAAGAAATAAAAATAGAATGTGAAGAAATAGCAGATGTAACAGGGAACTTTGAAAAAGTACATAATCATCCTAGATTAAAATTATTAAATCAAATAGCATACTGGATAGCTGCTGTAGTAGGAATTATTGAAATGACTCTTGTTTTGTTTGGAAAAAATAAGGAAAAAGTAGCAGCAGATTCAGGAGAAATTACAGGTGGTACAAATAGTGGAAGAACAGGTAATTCAAGAGTAGAAAGTGAATTTAGTCTTACTGGGATTGAAGATCTTATAGGATTTGATATTGCAGGATATATTCAAGCACAAGCAGCTTCTACTGCTAGTATTTCTGGTGCAGCTAATGGTGCATCTAGATTATCAAGAGTAATAAAGAAAATCAAAACAATACTTGTTGTAATAGCTGCAGCAACTGTAAAAACAGGATTTGCATTTGTGAGAGGTGTTGCTGAAGCAAATAAAGTGATAGATACAATATATAATTTTTGTACGTTTACAGATTATGTATATCAATATAATGCAAAAGCTGTATTTAATAAAACTAAAAGAGTTAGAAAAGGAAATAGAAGAAGAAGATTACTTAGACCATTTGTTTATTTGCCATCTGATACTATTGGTATAGGAAATGATATATTTAATAATTTTCTAAGAGAGAAGAGTGTATATATTCAACTAAATAAAGAAATACCTCCAGCAACTACTGTAGATAATACAAGAAATACAATATCAGGATTTGGATTATGCAATAATGTTGGATCTGCTGTTAGTTCGGTTGGATCTGCTTTTTATGTTACATCTAAAGCAAAAAATCCAAATCAGTATGGGTCACTTGGTAGTAGTAAAACAGTATCTATACACTCTTGTGTATTAAAGTTTGATGAAGAAGAAGACTTAACTAACTCGCCAATTTTATATGGTGGAGATTGTATTATTACAAGATTTTATTTCATGAAAAAAATGCAGTTCTTTACTCAAAATCTTTCAAATGCAAATTTTCCAGATGGAGTAGAATATAATTATCAAATGTACAGAAATATTGGATTTCCTAGATATTGGCTTGATTCAAATAGATTTGAAATAGCAGGATTTGTTGTACCACAGAATGTAATAACTGAACAAAGATTTCTAGGATCTACTGATACAAAATATAATTTAGATTGTAGAAGATCTGATGATTGGTCAACTATTGGAAGAGTTAGTAACTCTTACATGTATTTATCAAACAATTGTGCAGTTGAACTTATTGTAGAGTGTGACTATAATATAAATTTTAGAGATATTAAAACAAAAGAACCATTTTACTCAAAAGATAATAAAAATCTATCTAATATTTTTAGATCTGATAGATTAAAAGTAGACGAAGAATTTAAAATAAGTAATGCTTATTTTGATATATATCCTACAGAGGTTGGATCTTTGCAACAAAGACCTGATTTTGATCCAGAAAATAGAGTTCCATCAAAACAACCAAACTCTGTAATTTATTCACTTCCTTCATTTAATCTTCAAGAAGTTGATAACTGGCAATATTTTTTACCATTAAATTTCTTTTCATTTAATACAAGTGATTTTGGAAAACTTACTTCAATTAATAAAATTGATCAAGATAGATTACTTTTCTTATTTTCCAAATCTTCTCCATATATTTCTATGGGAAGAGATTTCTTACAATTAGATAATACAGGAAGAAAGATTACAATTGGTGATGGGGGTCTATTTGCCCAAGATCCAAGAGAAATAATGCCAACTGATGATAACTTTGGATTATCTACTTCTAGATTTGCATTCTCAAATACCCACATGGGAAGATTTTATGTCTCTGAGAATCCGGGTAGAATTATGTCATTTGACCAAGCATTAAATGACATATCAATGTCTGGAATAGCTTTCTGGTGTCAAAATTACATGCCTATATTTTTATATAAGTATTTTCCAAGTTATCCCAGGATTGAAAATCCAATATCTGGAGTGGGTTATCAAATGGTTATTGATAGTAAAGCTGAAACATTATATATTTGTAAAAGAGACTTTTCACCGGTAAAAGAGTTTGCAAAAGATATTGTATGGAGTGACAAATTGAATAGTTTTACTTATAAATCATTAAAAATAGAACTTTCAGATAAAAATTACTTTAATGATGTTTCTTGGACTATCTCTTATTCTTTAATGGATAAATCATTTGTGGGCTGGCATGACTGGCATCCAAATTGGGTTATACAAAGAGATAATAATTTTCTTACAGTAAAAGGAAAAAGTGTTTGGAAACATAATCATAGCTACGATAGTTATTGTAATTTTTATGGAAAAGATTATCCATTTGAAATAGAATTTGTTTCATCTTCTGGACAACAAGTTGAGACAATTAGAAGTATAGAATATCTTTTAGAGGTATATAAATATAAAAATTTTGGAAGAGATAGGTTTCATGTATTTGGAGAAAACTTTGATAGATTAATTGTACATAATACTGAACAAATATCACCTCTATTAAATATTAATAAATCCTCACAAAACCCTGAAGATAATCTAGAATTTCCTAGGAAAAGTAGTAAAAATTCCGTATCTTATGATATATTGTCATTCAAAGAGGAAAATAAATACAGGATAAATCATTTTTGGGATACAGTAAAAGATAGAGGTGAATTTAATAATTCTGAGTTCCATTTATATCCTACAGATGAGAGTGGATATAAAAATGTAATTAATCCTTTAGCTATAGATATAGATAAACCTGAAGAAGAAAGAAAGAAATTTAGACACTATTATAATAAATTCCGTTTTATAAAAACTGCATCTGGTCCAAATAAGTTTTTAGTAAAACTTGCTAACATTAAAAAACAAGTATCATTACGATGAAAATGAGAAATGGAAAACCATGCATGAAGTGTGGTGGAAAAGTCAAATATGGAAAAGGTGGAAAATTACCCATAATGCAAACAGCAGGGGGTGTACCTCCTAATTGTGAATCTGGATATATTCCAGTAGGAGATAAATGTATTCCTGCAAAAATAACAATACCAGAGAATGACTATTCGTTATATAATAAAAAAGATCCATTTACAGTAACTGGAGAAAACAAAAACCCATTTGGTATAAATAAAGATGGATTTTTTGCTCAAACAAAATGTGATGATCCTACATATAAATATGACTTTACATTAGGTAAATGTGTTCCAGATCCAGATAAAACAATGACTCTCCAAAATACTAAGATTGAAAATGGTAATTTGGTAAATAATGGAACCTTTACAATTCCTAAACCAGGCTCTGCGTTTAAGCAATCAATAGGAGGTTGTCCAGATGGTCAACAAAAAAATCTACTTACAGGAAAATGTGAACCTATAGAAAAACCTAAAAATCCAGTATGTGAAGCAGGATATATATATGATGCAAAACAACGTAAATGTATAAAAGACAAAAAGATTCCTGGAAATGTAGTATTAGAAAAATGGAATAGTCTTATTAACAATGTATCAAAATTATGGGCTAGTCATAGAGATTTTAATAATTATTACAATCAGCAGATAGATAGAATGAATCTTAGACAACCAATTCCTGATTGGGCAACTAATGAACAAAAACAAGTACCTCCTTATAACCCATATGTAAAAAAAGGAGGAATTATAAATTTTAAAGAAGGGGGAACAAATATGAAACAGTCAATTACAAATCAGACAACAAAACCACCATATATAGGTGATTCAGTACAACTTCAATCACTTAGACAAAATATGCAGGGAAGGTTAATGGAATCCTTTTTAAAGGAAAGACTTCATGAAATACAAAATCCACATTGGATGTATGATGAAAAAACAGGAAATCTTATAAGACAAAGTTCTGCAATACCTTTCTATGATCCAAATAGGATCTACAAAGAAGCAAGTAGGCCACCATCTCGGTTTAGTCCTTTTCTGTCAAGACCTGATATAGAAGAAATGCAAAGACAGTCCTTTTTAAAGGAAAGACTTCGTGATCTACAAAATCCAAATATACCAAGTGGATATATGATACAAACTCAAGATGGACAAATGCCATATATTAAAAAGGTAGGTGGATTAACTAATAATAAAACAAATAACATGATAAAGATTAAAAAAGAGAACAAAGGAAAATTCACTGCTCAAGCACGAAGAGCAGGAATGGGAGTTCAGGAATTTGCAGATTATGTGCTAGGTAATCCAGATAGATTTACTGCATCTACAGTTAAAAGAGCTAACTTTGCAAAAAATTCTGCAGGTTGGAAAAAAGAATTTGGTGGTATGACACAAAACAATCCATATTATAGTTTCTATGCAGATGATAATTATCAAGATGGTGGACCAATGCCAATGCAAGGTGGTGAACAACCTATGATGGGAGGTGAAGGTCAAGGTGGTCAGGATCAACTTCAGCAAATTATTATGATGATAGTTGAAGCACTTAAAGAAGGAATGTCTCCAGAAGACATCCTCGCAGCTCTTGTAAAAATGGGAATACCTGAAGAGCAAGCTGCTCAACTACTTCAAGCTGTAATTGAAAAACTACAAGGTGGAGGAGGACAAGGACAAATGCAAGGTCAAGAAATGGAACAAGAAGGAGAATATGAAGAAGATGATGATGAAAATGAAGGAATGGGACAACAAGCAGCTCCTATGATGGCATATGGTGGACAAAAAATGCCAATTGGAATTGCACGTGCTAGATTTTCAGCAGCTGGAAATCTTGATAAACTTGATGATTATGGATATGCTCAAGGAGGTGGACAAATGAAAGATGAAATGAACATGACTATTAAAGCTTATGCTCAGATGAAAAGAATTTCTCCAGAGGAAGTTATGCAAATGATACAGCAACAGTTGCAATCAGTAAGTCCTCAACAGCAAGATCAGGCACTTCAAAGTATTATGCAGAGTATGCAAATGGAAATCAAACAAGGACAAAAAGGTGCAGAAGCAGGACAAATGCAACAAGAACAAGGAATGATGAGAATAGGAGGAATGAAAAACTACTATAGATAATGAGTTTAATTTCAAAATTAGGGTACTCTAGATTTTCACCATATCGAAATAGTCCATTTTTAGATATTAAATCTCCTAATGGACTTATTGATATGAATAATACTGATGTACCCTTACTTGGAATAGGACTAAATACTAAAAAGATAAAACTCTTGGAACCTAGATCAGGCATCCATTCTTTTCCTGGAGATGAAACTATAAGAGAAATTCCACTTACTCAAAATAGTATTAATTTAAATCTTCCTAAATTTAAAAATAAAGAAAGTAAAATTGTAAGTGTTAAACCATACATGTCTGGGTTTAATCCTCAACCTGGTATAAATATTCATGGACTTGGAGCAGAAACTTATTTAAATATTCTTAATGATAAAAAAAATAAATTAGGACTAACAGGAAATATTGAAACAACTTCTGTTGGTTATCCTGGTGGTGTGCAATTATTTGGCAAGCCACAATTTTCTGGCGGGTTTAGATTTACGCATACATTTAGAGATGGTGGAAAATATTTTCAACCTGGTGGATCTATAACACTTACTACAACTTTACCACCGTATCTACAAAACAAATATCCTGTTACAAGTGATATTGCAGGAAGAGGAATGTCAGCTGGAACAAAAGCTGCTCTTCAACCTCAAATTAAAGAGGAACAAGCTGTTAAAGAAACAATGCAAAAAACAGGAGCAAGTAGACCTGTTGCTCAACAAATACGTCAACAACAAACACAGAGAAAATCAAATGTAACAGTTAGTCAAGATAATAGAACAGATTATGAAAAAAAAGTAGCTCAGGAAAAAGTAGATAATGTTAATAGATATAGAACAGAAGTACTAGGTATTCCTGAAGGAACTACACAAAGAGATTTAGATGAAGCAAATAAGTATAAAGAAAGATTAGGTAGAATATTAAATGTTGGTTTGACAGCAGCACCATTATTAGAAGGTGTACTTTCTTTAGGAGCTAGAGCAATACCAATGGCAGGTAGAGCTGCTAGTAGACTTGTAGCACCAACTGCTACATCAACAAGACAAGCTACAATACAAGTATTTAATAGAAATACTAATATGTATGAAACTAGACTTGTTGATGTACCAGAACAGATTATACCAGGAAGATCATATGGAGATATTGTACATAAAATGAAAAATCTTAGAAAAGATTTAAATATTAGTCTCCCTGAACACTATCTTAAAAAATGGTTTGGAGCAAGACCTATTTCTTTAGAAAGAGATAAAGGTTTAATAATAAGTCCAGAAGGAAGAATATGGGATTCAAATACAAGATATTGGTTAAATAGAGAATATGGAAATACACCTGATCCATTATCACTTATTGGACCAAATGCTACTCAATATGCTAGAAGTTTTGGTAAAGTAATAAGTCAAAGTCCAGTTCAAACAATGCCAACAGGAAAACTTATATTTAATAGTACAATAGAAAATCAAGGAAAAACATTACAATCTGGAATATTTAATACAAAAGATCTTGGACAAATGATTCGTAACCCAAAACAATATTTTACTAAACCTGGAGGACCTCAAAAATTTGAAGTAAACTTTGATGAAATTTCTAGAATGAATAGAGGTGAAATAGATTTTACTTTTAGGAAATAAACTAAAGAGAGATTAATGAATTATAATAGTAATTTATATAAACTTTTTAGAAATATAAAACTTCAAGGGGGTGGAGGTGGTTCTTCATTGACTACAACAACAACAATAGTTCCTTTACAACAAAATATAATTTGGCATACTCCAGGTACAGGTGGTTTAAATTACTTAGCCAGAAGAACAAATCTAACAGGAGATATAAGTAATAGATCTATAAAAGAAAATACTCCAATCCCTACTTCATTTAAAGACATAGACTTTTTAAATAATTATGCTGAATTTAAAAAGGCATTTAAAAATGTACCAGATGATTATAGTCCAACATTTGTACCAATAGAAGGTGATAAACACTGGAATATAAAAAGATTTGCTATACAGCCTCATTTAAGTACAGAAATGGGAGACTTAAATGTACAAGGTTCTACACCTGAGCAACTTAAAGCAAATGTTCTATCTGATATGTACGAATATTATCTTCTACAAAATCAGGGAAATAGAAATAAATCATTTAGACAAGCAAAAAGATTTTTACGTGGAAATATTAATCCAATATTAAGTGGTCCATTTTTGAATGAGTTTATAAATGCTGATAATACACCAAACTTTGGTCTAATGGATCCTGTAAATACATTTGCTGATCAAAATCCTATAAAAGTTTTAGAGTCATATAATAAAGCTTTCAAAGAATCTGAAGGAATGAAATTGTATAGACCTGGTTATAATCCAGATATGTGGAATCTTGAAAAGCTTAAAGGTATAACAATGGACTATTTGAAAAATTATAGAAATATGTCAAATAGAGAGTCAAAAAAACTATGGAAAAAATGGGAGAATGAAACAAAAGATCAAGTAAATAGTAAAGTAGGTAGTCCAAAAACAGGTCTTTCATATGATATAAGTTCAGAGGAAGCTTTTTATAACTCACCTATTTTTCAAAATCCTACAATATTTGCAAAACCAAGAACTAATCAAAAAATATTATCTGGAGCAAATAGAATGGTAGAATGGATAGGAGAAGATAAGCTTCCTCATAGAAGATTATTTCCAAATATGGCAGAGGCAGATTATTTTATGCAATATTTAACAGACGAAAAAAAGTCATTTGGTACTAGTATTTCAAATAGAGGAATTCTAAATCAAGACGATAGAAAAGAATTTAAATTTGGAGGGTATTAAATTATATATTTATGGTATATAGAAATACATCATTAACAAACATTACTACTAAAAATCCTAAAGTAAATTATATCTTTACTGAACACAGCGATGGACCTTTTCTTGATGAGGCTAATGATCTGAAAACATTTTTAGCAAAATACTATCCAGAAGAGCAAGTACAAGTAGTAGGTGGATATGGTAAAGATTTTTTTAATAAACAGGTTACACCTATCTTAAAAAATCAAATTGATAGCAATGATAGATTTTTTCTATTTGGACATCATGGATCTATGTATGCTGGTACTCCAAATAACAGATGGGGAGAACTACTTGAACTTGCACAAAAAAGAGCTGGACCTTTTAATTGTTATTTAGGTAGTTGTTTTTCAGAAGACTTATTTTTAAATCCAGAAAATCGAAAAAGAAATGAGAAGTATGGTGAACCTCCTGTGTTTGATAAAGTTGGAAATTTTTATTACAGGCCAACAAATGCATGGTTAGGTGTAAATCCTAATGCACCTAAAGGTAAAAATTCTGATGAAGGTATATTAGGAGCTATGTTTAGTACTACTTCTGGTAGTCCTGAAATTAATATAGAGGAAATTTTTGAATCAATGACTGATCTACGTTCTAAAATACGTAATGATTTTAGAGAAAAAAATAAAAAAATATTTGAAGAGTTTGAAAATTTTAAACCTGAAGGCAAAACACGAGAAGAAGTAAATGCACATCTTAGAAAAAGAAATGAACTTTTTAAGGAAGAAGAAAAAATTATTAATTCAAATAAACAATATAATAAATTGAGAACTGCATATCAAAAATTTCATAATCCTTATATACAAGGATCTTTAAGAGAGGGATATGACTACTCGTCTAGTACTAGCCTTCCAAAATTTACAACTCCAACTATTGGAGATAGACAAGCAGTCTATTACCAAAAAGGTGGGTTTTTTAGAAATCTATTTGAAGGTGTTGGAGATTTCTTTAAAGGTATATTTAGTGGAAAAGGAGGCAGAGGAAGTTTTGCTTGTCCTGGAGATGTATGTAGTCCTGGAAAAATAAGATTTGAAAAAACTGGAAGAAGTAAATTTAGAGAGTCTATATCAAATTTATTTAAAGCTAATGAAAACTCTACGTCACCAACTCCTGTTAAAGAAACTACATCATCAAACATTGTCAAAGAACCCAAATCATCAGGTAGTACAGGTATTGATAGAAGTGTTCCTGAGTGGGAAAGAGTAGTACCTTTCAATGATCCTGAAAAATATCCAGTAGCTGGACATCGTGCATGCTATGATGATTTCGGAAATCCTTTACCTTTCTGGTATGATGAAAATGGAGTACTTGTACCATGTGAGACATCTCCTTTTCCTAGAATTTCAATTACTAATTATTATAATACACCAAATAATAATATACCAAATAATCCATACCAAAACATCACTGTACCTACAGATAATAATCAAGACATATTTATTCCACAAAAAACAAGTACTGTCTATGAGGATGCAATAGTTCAAAGTCCTGAAGCAAGAGGTGCTGGATCATTTGATATGCAAGGTAACTTTAGTTCTTTTCAAGGAAATCTTGCTAGATATGGTGGAATAAGAACTCCTAATAAAAGAAAAAAATTTAGAAGTTACTAGTGCGTAATAGAAAAAATATAATACAAAGATTCAAACCTGGCGGTAAAAAAAATGACTGCGAAGAAGGATTTTTTAAAAATTCAGAAGGTCAATGTGTACCAATAGTACCTGATTTTACTGAAACAAAAGATGGAATGATTTACTATAGTGGTAAACCATATAAAAAAGGTAGACAAGATAAAAAAGGTCAATGGACACTAATTGATCCTAAAACAAATCAAGAATTTACTACTTTAAATGAGGTTACTGTATATGCTGATCCAACAGAAAGAAAATATGCTGAATTTATAAATTCAATGCGTGATCAGTATGAAAGTGGACTTTACCCAAATATTACTTATAATTATCTTACAGGCGATATTGATAATGATAATGTTGAATGGAGAAATTATGGAAGAGCTCAAAAATCTCCTTATGCAACGTGGGCTGAATTTGAACGAGCTGCAGCAAGAAGAATGAAAAGAGAAAATGAAGGTCAGCAAGAACAGAGACGTGAAGAAATAATACAAAATGCACCTACAATATCTCAAGCTGGACCAAAACGTCCTACATGGGAAAAAGGACTTGCAATTGCTACTCATCCACTTACTGCTTTTGGATATAGTGTTAGAGGACAATGGGATCAGATGCCAGATTATTTTGAAAAGGGAGATGTAAATCCTTTTGATAGAGCAATTCAAGCTACAGCTGCACTTGCAGGATTGCGCGGAGTAGCTCCATATTTAAGTGCACCTGCTGTTATAGGATCTAGAACTATTCCTTGGCTTACAGGTAGTAATTTATTATGGGGAACAGGTGCTTACTTAAGTGGGGATCAA